TAGACCTAAATGTTGACAAGTTGGAATTGGTTGTAGAAGATGACAGAGATAGCAGAATTAACGCTGATTGAATACCGTGATCGGTTCAGAGACCATTTGTTTAAGTGGCGTGTTAATACCGAAACCAAACTGTGGTATGGCAAGTATCACTTTCGTGCAGAATTAGGAATTCCAAGAGATTGGGATATTCGTGAAAATATGCGAAAAACCTTGAAAAATCTTGACCCAGACTGTCGTCTTCGCAAAGAAACTTACTTACGTTTCTTTACCAATAGCACCACTGCGCTTGATGCAATTCTTAATGAACCATCATTGCTTGCATCAGTCAAAGGATTTACCACAAGTAATAATCAGTATATTTCTGAAATAAAAAACCTTGACGGCATCGCAGTTGATGTTAAACTGGTAAGTGAAATAAAGTATAACCCAGATATTCCTTATCAGGTTGACTTTGAAACTTATTGGGGTTGGCAGACAGGTGGTTATGGTGGCAGAAAAACACAGCGAGAAAATCTACTTGAATTGTATGAGTTTGTTAATAACAACAAAGATGACTTGTCAATGCCATATGAATTGAATCGTTGGTGCGTTCGCACTGCCGCTGGTTTTGAAACAAATTATTACTACGGTTCAGTTCGTGTTTATTGCAGAAGTGCAGAAAATATTCCACTGCTGTATATGCTGTTCCAAGATGGGATTAAGAAAGTCTACAAATTAGTAAAGAAAGTGAAAGCGTAACATAATGAACATTGAATTAGCAACAACCTTAATTTCTCGTGGTATCGTTAACAACAAGACTCGTATTTTAGCACGTTGTCCTGTGCCAGCATTTGGTGGGATGCCCACGGAAAAACTGTTATTCTTAAATGTTGATAAAGTTATTAGTGAAGATGGCACAATGAAGTTTATTTCTTCTCATCGTAGCGGTCGTAAATTCAGTGTTCCTATTGATAAGATCGACGAAATTGATGGAATGGAACCAGTTCGTCTTGGACTTGCATATGATATTAAGGCAAATGGTGCAACTCGTGGTGGTGGTAAAAAGCGTGGCCGCAAGCCTAGAATAAATACATTGGAGAATATCAATGGCTAAAATCTACGAAGAAGTATTGGTTATCAAAGTAAGCAAACTTGTTGCTGATAAAAGTTCAAACAATTCCAGTATCATCCGCGATGATATTGTTGAAAGTATTGAAGCAGTTGTTCAGGAATTGGTTGGCGATAGTGTAATCGTTGAAATTGAAAAAGCGGAATAATAATGGGAACTATACCACAAGTAGTATTAAGTGAAATTGATCATGGGCAAGTATATCCACCATATGATGGTGTTAGCACCACGTGGAGCAGTAATCAATTTAAAGGCAATGGATACTATGGGTATACCGATGGATTGCACACTGTAAGTTATAAACTTACCAATTTTATTGGTATCATTAAATTTCAGGCTACATTATTACAAAATCCAACTGATAATGATTGGGTCGATATAACTTCCACTGCTGTTGGTGATGGAGTTAATGGCTTTACTGGAAATTATTTCTTTAACTTTACTGGCAACTTTGTATGGTGCCGTGCGCATATTACTAATTTTACCAGTGGTCAAATCAACCAAGTTCTTTACAATACATAAAAATTCTGTTACACTGTTTACTGTAGATATATATTAATATCTGCAGTTAATGGAAAGATCAATGACAGAACAAATTAATCAACAACAACCACCTAATCAAGATACTTTTGGTTTGCCTCCAGAGGCATTAGATTTTCTACGTAAACAACATATTCATTTCTGTCTACCAATGTATGGTGGACTTTGTAATGAAGCAACCTTTATCGCAATGATCAAGTTTGGTATTATTGCTGGCAAGATGGGACTCAACTATAGTATTGATACAATGGTTAATGAATCACTTATTACTCGTGGTCGTAATAACCTTGTTGCAAAGTTCTTGTTTAATCAAGCTGCAACTCATCTAATGTTTATTGACGTTGATCTTGGATTTGATCCAGAAGCAATCATTCGTCTTCTTCTCGCTAATCAGGATGTCGTCGGTGGCGTATATCCAATGAAGCGTATTCCAATTCGTTATGTTATTAACACGGTTCCAAATCCAGTTACTATGGGCGATCTTGTTGAAGTTTCTACTTTGGGAACTGGTTTCATGATGGTAAAGCGTCATGTTATTGAACAGTTAATTTCACTGCACCCAGAACTAAAGTATCGTGATAATATCGGCATTGGTGCACAATATGAGCCACTTATGTATGGACTCTTTGATACAATGATTGATAAGGATGACAATTATCTTTCCGAAGATTGGACATTCTGTTATCTATGGCGCATGGCTGGTGGTAAGATTTTTGCTGATACTGGCATTAAACTTGACCATACTGGTTATCACAAATATGAAGGTAACGTTGAAGAACTTAAAAAAGTTCTAACAAATCAAGTTTCAAACGGTGGACCACATCATCTTGATCCACAACAGCCACAACCACAAGCTGCCCCACAGCCACAAGCTGTTCAACCAATCAAGCTAAATCTTAAAAAGAAAGGCTAATATGAGCGACGATACCGAATCTGTAGAATTTAAGATTACTTTAGATAGTGTTTGGCATAATGAACCGCCAAAGTTTGAAGTGTTGCTTAATGATGAACTTATAGAATACGGTGTCGTGAGTGAGAAAGAAAGTGATGGTGAAAAGAAAATAATCACGTTTACACGTGATTTAGAAGAAGGCGAACATACTATTAAAATTCGCCTTCTTGATAAACAACTAAAACATACACCAATTGATGACAATGGCAATATTCTCGCTGATCAATTATTAAACATTAAGCAAATAGAAATCGACGAGATTGAACTTGATTATTTGTTTTATAGTTTAGGAAAATATTATAAACAGATTGGCGTAAAAGATGGTTTGCCACAATATGACGAAGCACCATTAGACTTTAATTTAATAACTTTAGGATGGAATGGAGAATGGCGTTTGTCTTTATCTGCTCCTACCTATATGTGGTTTTTAGAAAACCTATAAATATTTGATGTTCATATCACAGATAATAAACGAAGCCCCAAAAGTTGGTCGTGCTTTTCAGCATGTAGAAGACCTTGTATTGATTAATGGCAGCAGCGGTGCTGAAACTGCTATTGCTCGCCTTAGCGAACTTGCAAACAATCCACAACGAATGATAAGATATAAATGGGACGGAAAACCGCAAGTATATTGGGGGCGTGAACCTGATGGTAAGTTCATCATGGTTGGTCATAATGGTTGGTTAAAGCCAGATGGTAGCGGTAAAAGCAACAGTCCACAAGAATTAGTGCGTTTTATCATGAACACTGGCAATGTAGCACCAGATAAACAAGATGAACGTATGCGCTTTGCCAATGAATATGCAAGTCTTTGGACATTATTTGAAGCAGCAACTCCACAAGATTTCCGTGGTTATGTTTATGGTGATTTGTTGTTTATGCGTCGTCCGCAGTTAGAAAACAATGCTTATACTTTTACTCCAAATAAAGTAGAATATAAAGTTTTAGCAAACACAGAACTAGGTCAAAGGATTTCTCGTGCTACTGCTGCCGTAGTAGGACATGCATATTTCCCATCATTTGGAATAGGCGATGATCAGCAGCAACCTATTGATGATTTTACTGCATTTAATAAGACACAAGGATTAATTGTGTTAGGACCACGATATGCAAGTCAACCAGTTAAAATTGATACAAAAAAACTACAAAATTTGCAAAAGTATGTTGCTCTCAATAAAAACGCAATTGATAACTTCTTAAATGATGAACGCCTTGCCGCTATGAAGATGGCAGGATTCAAGGGTGTATTGTATAACTTTAACAATACCATGGTAAAACAAGGAAAGGTGTCAGACCTTGCAAATACATTTACATCTTGGTTGCAAGGTAGCAGCAAACAATCTGCGCCGATGCAACAGAAAATTACAGATTGGATTGCACAAAATCAAAAAGGATTCATTGCTACTTTTGCGATATTAGAAAATCTACGTGATGTTAAAAATAGTATTATTGCACAAATAGATAAAGAACCAGGTGACATACAACAATCTACTGGTGGAATTCCTGGCGGAGAAGGCTACGTTTCATACGGTGAACCAAATATAAAATTAGTAGATAGGTCTCGTTGGACGCCCAATTAAACTACTTTTGGTCGTTTTAATCCACCGTGCATAAATACATATATGAATGAATATTATGTATATCAGTATATTGACCCTATAACTAAATTACCTTTTTATATTGGCAAGGGCAGTGGTGATAGAATGTATCGCCACTTGCAAGAAACAAAAGAAAATACAGAAAACCGCAAAAAATATGCAGTTATTAAAGGTTTGCAAAACAAAGGTTATGAGCCTATTATAGATAAAATTGCAGACAATTTGACAGAAGAAGAAGCATATAATTTAGAAGCAGAACTTATAGAAAAGTATGGTCGCCGTGATTTAGATGAAGGTGGAATATTAACTAATATTTGCACAGATAATAGACCACCACATTTTACTGGTGAAAATCATCCAATGTTTGGTAAAAGTATAAGTGAAAAAACTAGGCAAAAACATATAAAGTTGCGTGATAGAACTCGTGGAAAAACATATGAAGAAATATATGGCGCAGAACGAGCATTAGAAATTCGTGCAAAGTTAGCACAAACTGGTGAAAATAATCCATTTTATGGAAAAAAACACAATAAAGAAAGTCGTGTAAAAATGTCTGCGGCACGAAAAGGTAAACCTAGCACAAGACTTGGTTCTAAACAAAACGATGAAGCAAGATTAAAAATCCAAATGAATAATCCAAATCGTCGCCGCATCCATACACCAGATGGTATATTTTTAAGCGCCGAGCAATATGCTAATACAATAAATACTATTACTGCAAACGGTTTAAGAAATATTTTAAAAAATTGTGATAAGCCAATAACTTTGACGCAAGTTTTAAGAAGTAAACTTTTTAATCCAGAACATGTAGGGAAGACGCCAAGAGAGTTAGGATACTATAACATATGACTTTAACCACTCGCACTAACTTTGCTGAAGCATCTGGTCCTCATGTAAGTTTTGCATTTATGAGAAGTAATCCTCCCCATTATGGCCACAAGGGTGTAATTTCTACAGTATCTACATCTGCAAAAAATGGTGCTTGGGCATTATTTTTTAGTAAAAGTCAAGATTCCAAGAAAAATCCGCTTGAATATCAAACAAAATTGCGATGGATTTATACATTATATCCAGAAACAAAAGGTCATATTGTAGAAGACCCCAATATAAAAACTTTCCTTCAAGCAGCATCATATCTTTATGAAAAGGGATTCCGCAGTGCAACTTTTGTTGCTGGTGAAGATGATATGCCACAAATGCGTTCAGTACTTGAACAGTATAATGGCAAAGAAGTAGCACACGGATTTTATAATTTTAATCCATTAACATTTATGGAAAGTCCTCGTTTAACTTCTGCAACAAATGCAAGAGAAGCTGCAAAAAGTGGTGATCCAGATGCCTTTGAAAGAGCAACGCAAGTCCCACAAAACTTAACAGTAGATGGCAAGACATTATTCCAAACCGTGCGTTTAGGTCTCGGATTACCAGAAGACCCACCTGAAAACGAAAGTTTTAGTGAAAGTATTATTACAGAAAGTGTTCTTAATGAAAGTTTATCAGTAGAACAACTAGCGCATATCAGTGATAAAGCACTTGATGATGCTTATCACTATGGTTTATCCACACCAGGTGCTAACTTTGGTTGGTTAGCAAACATTGAAAGTGCCACTGCTGCAAAGCGTATGATTGATAGCGGCATTACAGATGTAGAAGCAATTGCTAATGCTATTCACGATGGTTGGAACAAGACTGCTGTTGCTGATTATATGGGCAAGTTGCAGCTAGATACACCAACTATTCCCGATAAAAAGAAAAAACGTTATGCACTTGCCCAACAAACTTATGCACAGTTGCCAGAAGTAGAAAAAGAAAAAGACCGTGTAGTTGCTCGTGCTATGTTGAAAGCAATGGGCATCGTTACCGAAGCACCAGGCATTGAAGGCGAATGGGGCGATGAACCAGAAAGTGATGCTGATCCATATCATGAAGGTTTTCTTGAAGGATTAAAAGCTAAAAGCAATGGTATGAATATTCGTGCTCAAAATCCATATGAAACTGGAAGCAAGGCAGCTAAGCTATGGAATCGTGGTTTTGATTCAGCACAGTTTGAAGAACATGATATCACAGAACCTTATGGTTATTATGGCTCTACACACGGCGTAAATCTTGATTTGCGTGGATTGCCAACCTATCCTATTAAAGAAGCTGCAGAAAAGTCAACCAAAGCAGTTGCAAAGTATCAGGATATGCCTCACAATGGTCAGCGTTGCGACCACTGCACTATGTGGCGTCCACCACACGGTTGTAGTGCTGTTAAAGGTAAGATTGCGGCAAATGGTTGGTGTTCATATTACAAGCGCAGTCATCGTAAAGATTTAGAAGAAACAGAAAGTCTGGACGAAGCAGCATCACCCGTGTTGTTCCACTATACAGGTAGTGTAGGTGCAGCATTAAACATTCTTAAAAACAATGAGTTTATGTTGAGCATTTCTACTGGTAGTGTAGAAGATCAGTATGCGCCGAAAGGTTATAACTATTTCCTATCCACAACACGTAGCAAAGTGGGTGGTTATCACGAGTTTACTGGCGGCACTGCCGTTATGTTTAACCTTGATGGCAACTGGTTTAATCGTCGTTATCCAGTAAAGGCTATTGATTATTGGGCAGGATTTGATAAGCAAAAGCACAGTGAAAGTGAAGACCGTGTTTTCTCACGTGAACCAACTATACCAGCAGATGCTATTACAGCAGTTCATATCTTACTTAAAGAAGCAGGTGAGTTTGCAAGCCCAACTACTCGCCAGTTGATGATTGTGGCAAAGAAGCGTGGCTTACCAACTTATCTTTATAGCGACGAAAATGCGTGGAAGTTACAGGACACCAAGCGAGCAATACCAGTAAGCAAAGCCCAAGATTTAATTCGTGGTCAAAAGAAGACTGGTTATATAAGCACCTTTAATGGTAAGAAATATCTTGCTCCTTGGTTAGAACTTATCTTTAAGAAGAAACGCAGTGAGTTATCCAAAGAAGCAAATAAACTACGTTATAGTTTAACCTATTGGAGCGGTGGTCAGTTTGCTGATGACCTTGGGCTGCGTAATGAAATTACAAATGCTCGTAAGCCAGGCAATAGTGGTTATGAAGCAGCAACTAAAATTATCGCTGCTATGCGTAAAATTGGTGCTAGCGATGTAAAGGGTTTACTGACATTCTTACACAAGAAGTGGGATGCAGAAGCACAACAGCCACTTAAAAGCGACAATGATGCACAACGAGCAATTGCTAATATTCGTGCCGATAGTGCTAAAAAAGAAAGTGTTGAAGAAGCACTTGATACAAATGAAACACATGGTTGGATATTACCTGATCGTAAAGTTGTTTATGTTACGAAGGAAGAACATCTGTCGTGGCTTTATAGTAAAGACATTGATGGATACGAAGAAGCATTTAAACTTGGATATGTGCGTTTTGCAAAAGCAACTCTCACATTCTTTGTTCAAGGTTTCTTGGATGATCTTAAAAAGATGTATCGTGTATATGCACAAACTGCACTTGGATTTAAGCATATTGCAGTTGATGTAATAACTGATGAGAGTGGGAAAATTGATAACCAAATTTCATTAGACTTTGAAATGCCAAAAGACAAAGCAAAGTTTATAAAGAAGTTTGGACCACAACAAAATGAACACGCTGGTAGTATTCTAGGAACTGTTGGTGGCGGCAATGATTATCCTGACCGTCAGGTAGCCACATTTCCGTGGGACCGTAAGATTGAACCAGATGAAAATGGCGCAAAAGTACAGTATTTGAATAAACAACGCAAACCTTAAAAACGGTAAATATATAAATGAGCGACAAAGACCTGATCCTTGAAGAAATCCTAAACGAAGTAAATATGAGTCCAACAGCCCTTCGTGCAGCAGTGGCAAAGATTCCAAATGCAAAAGCAGGTCTTGAATTTGAACTTATCGTCACTAATCTTGACGAAGAAGATGATGAAGATTATGATCCTTACGAAGACTTTGAAAGCGAACCAGATTATGATCAAGATGAGCGTATCTCTACCGCAAGTTTCAACGCACTAGCACAAGATGTTATGCAGTTCTTTGCTGGCGACCATAACAGTCGTCGTGAAGTAAACCGTGCAATTGATTTGATCCGTGAAGCGTGGCACGAATATATTGATGGACCACTATGGGACACTTGGGCAGGTGACCGTATTCAAGATTTTATTGACAAACGTTATGGTCGTGATTATAAAAATCAAGAAGAATTGTTCAGTGAAATAGACAGAATTGATCCATACGAAGCGTTTAAAAAAGAATATTTTGAAGAGTGGCGTGATAATATTGAAGATGATGATAACATAGATGATTATCTTGAAAAGTTTTTAGAAGACACCTATGGTGGTACATACATGAATGATTTATCAAGTTGGGATAGGTTAGGATTATCTTGGCCACACTGGACTGAACCTGATGAATATGACCGCAGAACTCGCTC